TTTGTCTGCGATATTAAAAGGAGATTTCAAATGAAATCAATCGTAACATTAGTAGCATCATTGTTTGCAGTATCAGCTTTCGCAGCAGAACCAGCTAAGAAAGAAGAAAAGAAGGTAGAAGCCAAGCCAGCAGCAGCCGCTCCAGCAGCGCCAGCTAAAGACGCTAAAGCCCCAGCCGCTAAAAGCGACACAAAAGCCGCTGACAAAAAAGCCGAGCCTGCTAAGAAGTAATCTTCATACTGTCTACTTAACTGTCGGTGACGAAGACATAGAAGTCGAAGTTGAAGACAGTATATATGTAGGTTATCGTAGACCAGAGATAGTCAAAAACAAAGATGTAGACGATGATCTTTCGGAATACGTAAAATGGAGACTGTTTTTAGCTAGACAGTTGGCACTTTTGAAGTATAAAGAAAAGTGGGCATGACCCGCTTTTCTTTTGGCAAAAAATAATTCACAAATATCATTGACCTTGCTAAATAAAAAGCGCATAATAGTTGTTATGCGATAGGCATACAAAGTCATTTACATTAAGGCATAAGGAGGCTATAAAATGGCAACACTAGCAGAAATTCGTGCTAAACTTCAAGAAGCACAAAACAAATCTTCAGGAAACTCCACCAGCGGTGGCGACAACGCAATTTACCCACATTGGAACATGCAGGAAGGCAAAGAAGCCGTAGTTCGTTTCTTACCTGACGGCAATCCAAACAATACATTCTTCTGGGTAGAACGAGCAATGATTAAATTGCCGTTTGCAGGAGTAAAAGGCGAAACAGATTCACGTCCAGTTCAAGTGCAGGTTCCCTGCGTTGAGATGTATAACGATGGTTCAGTTTGTCCAATCCTTTCAGAAGTTCGTGGTTGGTTCAAAGACAAGAGCCTTGAGGAAATGGGTCGTAAGTATTGGAAGAAGCGTTCATACATCTTCCAGGGTTTCGTTGTTGAAGATCCTTTAAAAGAAGATACAACACCAGATAATCCTATCCGTAGATTCATTATCGGTCCTCAGATTTATCAAATTATCCGTTCAGCATTGATGGATCCAGAGTTGGAAGAATTGCCAACTGATTATATGCGTGGAGTTGATTTCCGCATTGCTAAAACTAGCAAAGGTGGTTTCGCCGATTACTCTACTTCTAAGTGGAGCCGTCGTGAGCGTTCTTTAACTGATGCTGAAACTGCAGGCATTGATGCTCATGGCTTGTTCAATCTAAGCGACTTCCTACCTAAGAAACCAACCGATGTTGAGCTTAAGGTAATGAAGGAAATGTTTGAAGCATCAGTCGATGGCGAGGCCTACGACATGGAACGTTGGGGACAATACTTCAAACCAGCAGGTATGAGTGCTGCCACAGGCGATCCTAACAAAGCAGCCACAAGAGCTGCTCCTGTAGATGATCAGGTCGACGATGAACCAGCACCAGTTGCGGCTGCACCTAAGGCAGCACCAGCGGCTGCACCTACTGAAAGCGCATCAAGAGCACAAGACATTCTTGCAAAGATTCGCGCTCGTCAGCAATAATAGGTAACACGGCTCGAGCCTCTGAGACATAGTTCTTACGCTCGAGTTCTTCTCATTACAGGATAATAATATGGCAAAAGCATTTGATGTTTCTAAATTTAGAAAATCAATCACTAAGAGTATAGAAGGGCTTAGTATTGGTTTTAATGATCCAACTGATTGGGTCTCTACAGGTAATTATGCCTTGAATTATTTGATTAGCGGCGACTTCCACAAAGGTGTTCCGCTAGGCAAGGTTACTGTATTTGCCGGTGAATCTGGCGCAGGTAAATCTTATATTTGTTCAGGTAACCTTGTTCGTCACGCACAGGAACAAGGAATATTTGTCGTTCTAGTCGACAGTGAAAACGCACTCGACGAAGCGTGGTTACATGCACTAGGTGTAGACACTAGCGAAGAAAAACTTCTTAAACTCAATATGGCAATGATCGACGACGTTGCTAAAACTATCAACGAGTTTATGAGCGAATATAAAGCAATGGTTGAAGAAGATCGTCCTAAGGTCTTATTCATTATCGACTCGCTAGGAATGTTATTGACTCCGACGGATGTTAATCAGTTCGAAGCAGGTGACTTGAAAGGTGACATGGGTCGTAAGCCTAAGGCACTGACAGCACTTGTTCGTAACTGTGTAAACATGTTTGGTTCAGCTAATGTTGGATTAGTAGCTACTAATCACACATACGCTTCACAAGATATGTTCGATCCAGATGACAAGATCTCCGGAGGTCAAGGTTTCATTTATGCAAGTTCTATCGTTGTAGCTATGAAAAAACTCAAGCTCAAAGAAGATGAAGATGGTAATAAGATTTCAGAAGTCAAAGGTATCAGGGCCGCTTGTAAAATCATGAAAACTCGTTACGCTAAACCGTTTGAGAGTGTTCAAGTTAAGATCCCTTATGAAACCGGTATGAATCCGTATTCCGGATTAGTTGATCTTGCTGAAGGTAAAGGTATGCTTAAGAAAGATGGTAATAGACTTTCTTATGTAACTAGTGATGGAGAGATTCTTAAATTCTATCGCAAAGAGTGGGAACGCAATGAAGGTGGATGTTTAGATCAAGTCATGTCTGACATTTCAAATCATGGCGAAAAATCTGTTTCTGAGATAACTACTACAGTTGAACCTGAAACGGAGACCCAATAATGAAAGATGATTTAATCGCCGACCTTTGGAATTCTGTAGTAGAGCATATTCCAGAAAAAGCTAGAAAAGACGTAGCATATGATTTTGTTAATACGTTACTTGATTATGGTATCAAGGATACGGTATTAGAAAATCTTTTAGGGGTTGACCCATATCTCGATGATGCTATAAATTATTCGATCGACGGCGAAGAGATTGAAGAAGATTATGATGACTACGATAGATACGAAGATGAGGAATAAATGAATTGGTATGACAAGGTTAGCAAAGATATAAGCAATATTCCCGATGCTGTGGCCTATTATGAAGCTGAATTAATTCAAGCAAAACAAGATACCCGTATAGCGGGAAATATCGAGAAAGCTTCTGCGCAGATGCCAGGTATCGTGGAAAATCGTTTTAATCAACTTCAAGAAATTGAAGGCATCCTTGAATATCTTAACATTGAACTTCGTAGACTTCGTAGTCAACACTTCCGCAAGTATCTTGAAAATTATCAACGTCAGTTAAGCTCTAGAGACTGTGAAAAGTTTGTAGAAGGCGAGGCTGACGTTGTAGATTTTGAGAAAATTATCAACGACTTTGCCCTATTAAGAAATAAATGGCTAGGCATTATCAAAGCCTTAGACCAAAAACAATGGCATCTAAGTAATATTGTAAAACTCAGAGTCTCTG